TCATCTAAGGATGGTGAGTATTGGGTTCGCTCTGGATCATCTGTTACTGACTTTACAATTCAATACAATGCTAGCCTTACCGACCTTGGTAATATCGTCAGGATGCAGGGCTTTGGTCAGGCATGGCTTAAAGCTCCATCTAATCTGATCCCTGAGAATATCCAAGTCGGACCTAACTTTATCTTGAGACTTCCAATCGATCCGAATAATCCTACTCCGACTGATTTCGGTTATGCTAATGCTAACCCTGATCTGGCTGGATCACTAAGCTATATCGAAGGGCTTCTTTCTAGCTTCCTTACTTCTCGCGGGATCGATCCGAAACTTGTTAACTCAAGGCTAGAGGCGACTAAGTACACATCTGGAGTCGATCGATTGCTTGCCATGATTGAACAGTTCGAAGCTACTGAGCAAGATATCGATGTGTTTAAAGATGCTGAGAATAAGATACTGAAGATCGTTATCGCTTACCTTGAGACTTACGGCGGTACTCCTATATTGCCTAACTATCCTAAGATGATTTTCTCAAAAGATGCTTACGTAGAAGTTGAATATGTTAAGCCTTCAGATATTCAATCTAAGAACGAAAAGCTTCAGTCTATTCAGCAACGTCTTGAGATGGGCCTTATCTCTCAAGTCGAAGCCATTGCTGAAGATAGATCAGTTAGCATCGATGACGCTCAGGAAATCTTTAATAATATAAATCAAGTCAATCCAGTCCAGCCTGAAGCTGGGATCACTGCTGATATTGAATGAGCGAGCCAGGGATTAAGCTAAGCAAGTCCAAGGTTACTCAGACTATCGATCTTAATAAGATCGTTGGCTCTGACATATCAGCCGATGAGCTTCTAGTTAATCGCATCGGTCAGGCCATTATCGATTACATGGATGAGCGAGTAGACGATGGCAAGGGACTTGGAGAAGTTAAGCTTAAATCTCCTTACTCGGACTCATACGCTGAGAGCTTAGACTTTAAGGCTGCTGGTAAATCTAAGAGCGATGTTAATATGAAATTATCAGGCGATATGATGGGATCGATTGATCTATTAAAAGTCGACGGCTCTAAACTTACAATTGGGATTGATGATCCAGATCAGGCGATCAAAGCTTATGGGCATCAGACTGGATTCGAGGGCCATCCGCATATCAAAGGACCTAAGCGACCGTTCTTTGGAGTGACTCCTGATGAGATTAAGAAAAAGATTTTACCAGAGTTTAAGGATGAGATTAAAGCTAAGCGAGTAACATCGGCTGAAGAACAGAATAGGCTCATTAACTTTATCCGTGGGATTCGTACCCTGGGGGATCTTCTTAAGTGAAAACAGAACTTAAGTTTAATCAAAAGACGATTGATGAAGCAGAGGCATCGATACGATTAAAGATTAAAGAGATCGTAAAATCTCCAGCGCTTCTTTCAGAAGTGGCTGATGTAGCAATCAAAGACATTCAGTTTCAAACGAGACGAGGACTTACTCCTGATGGAAATAGGTTTAAGCCATTATCTCCTAAGTGGATCAAAGAGAGATCAAAGATCGAACAAGCGACTCAAGTTCACGAAGCTTTTAAAGCCAATCGAAGCAACGTAACCATAACAGGCCAGTTACTTGATGCAATGAGCAAGATTATTACTAGATCAGGTATTGCTATTGTATTTAAAGGATTGCATAGACCTTATCAGGCTAAAAGGGTTAGAACTTCTGGTAACAGAACAATAGGTAAGCCCATCGATAACGATAAACTGGCGGGTTATGTAAATGAAGTTAGGCCTTTTTTTAAAATCCGAGAGTCGTTATTGCCAAGGCTGAAAAATATTGTAATTCGGTACATTAGACGTAAACTCTAAATAGAACTTGAATAACTTAAAGGAGAATAACAAAATGAATCAAGAATCCAACGGAGTCAGTGACTCCCCTAGCGTATCCAGTGGAGAAGTTAGCGAGAAGGATGTTGTTAAGTACGATACCTATCGCAAAGCAATCGGAGAACTAAAAAGCCTGAAAGCTAAGATGGGCGAGTATGAAGCAAAAGAGCAAGAGCGCGAGCAAGCGATTTTAGCAGAACAAGGAAAGTTTAAAGAAGCTCTTGAGGCAGCCGTCTTGAAAAAGAAGGAACTTGAGCAAGCTTTGGAAGCTAAGGAAAAGGCATTCGCTAAAAAGATTTTCACAAAAGAAGTACAGGAAGTGGCCCTTTCGCTAGGGGCGCGCAAAGATGCTCTTGATGATATTGTAAAGGTAGGCGATTGGTCTTCAGTGGAGATCGATGAAAATTTTAGCATCAACAAAGATCAGCTAAAAGCTCAGATCGCAAGTCTAAGCAAGTCTAAACCGTTCTATTTCGCTGGCAGCGCATCAGCTCCAAGAGATGTGTTAACGTCTTCAAAGGCTATTCCTGCTGAAAAGAAACTAGAAGAAATGTCAATCGATGAACTCAAGGCTAAATTGTTAGCTTTGAAATAACTAATCCAAAAGGGGATAAAAAATGGCTACTGAAGTAATTACAGGTAACACTGAGTTGGTCGCTACTAAACAGGCGCTCATCTCTTCACTTATTCAAAAGGAACTTAAATTCAAATCCAAGCTTTTGCCGACAGTCACTGACTTGTCTGCTTTTGCTATCAAGGGCGCTAAGTCTATCAGCTTTCCAAAGTTGAATAGCTTTACCGTTCAGAACCGTGGATCTGCTGTAGCTGGCGATATCCAGGCTTTGACTTCTGCTGTCGATACTCTCGACCTGAACATCAATGCTTACGTTAGCTTCTTGATCGATTCTTTCGATCTTCAACAAACTGCTATCGATGCAGAGATGGAGTACGCTAACCGCGCTGCTGCTGCTCTTGCTCGCTACGTTGATGAGCAAATCATTAGCACTCTTGAGAGCGGCGCTTTCTTGGACGTTGGTACTTCTCCGATCACTTCTGATCTGATCCTTGATGCTCGTGAGCAATTGATCAAGTCTTTCGCTGATCCTGCTGCTTGCGCTATGCTTGTAGGTCCAGATCAAGAGAAGGCTATGCTTAAGATTGCTGATTTCGTGCGCGCTGATTACTACGGATCTTCTAACATCGGTAACGGTGTTATCGGTTCTGTATACGGCTTGCCTGTAATCGTTCATCAAGGCGTATCTTCTGGTAAGGCTTACTGGTATTCTAAAGATTCAGTAGGTATTGCTTTCCAGAAGCAGATCACTATGGCGGAACAATCTGAGATCGCTTATGGCACAGGCGCTAAGCGCGTTGCTATGGATGCAGTTATGGGCCTTAAGGCTCTTCAAACTGGCGAACTCGGAGCGACCGTTGGTAAATCTCCATTGATCGTTAAGATGTAATCTTAAAGGGATAGCATGAGGTTAGATACTTTACCGACTGCGATTCCTAACTTCATTACCGCCGTGACTCCAATGGGGTTACGGCGGTTAATGCTATTAACTAACGCTAGACTTGGAGCGCGAGTCAGCTATTTCGATATTCAATATGTTGAAATGAATGGCCGTAAACAATGGGTAGCATGGTTCTATGAGAACATGGACGATCGCACAGCTTTAAAAGAGCTTGAGGGAAGCAAGTAATGGCACTTCCAGGAACGATCCTAGATCGCGAGTATAATAAATTTAAGGATGGAGAATCGGGAGTCGCTGTTAACATTGCAGCCGATGGGGATTCTTTGCCCGTTGAGACAGCCGGTATTAGATGGGATACGATCATTACTACATTCCCTGACAGCATTACCGAGCTTTTCACGTATTCGCTTAACTCCGTTGTGGTCCAGACTGTAACGGTTGTTTACGAGTCAGCATCAAAAAAGGTTCCTATTAGCGTTGTAAGGGTGAGGTTTTAATGCCTTGGCGCTTTGATCCAACACTAGGGGATATTGTTTTTGCGGTATCCGTAACCCAGGCTTCTGAGTCTTCAGATCCTGCTAACATAACTTTCGGAGATAGTGGCACGTCGGACCTTTCGCTAGATACTGGGGACCGGACTAACGATGGGTCAACTCTTGACCAAGGCTTAAGAATATTAGAGGGTTAAGGTATGGCGATTTTAAGAGTACCCAGGATCACAACAGCGCAAAGAGAAGGGTTAGTCCTCTTAGACGGCGAAATCGTATTTGATACCGATCTACAAGATTTTTTCGGTGGAGATGGTTCTACTGCTGGCGGTATTGCTATCGGATCAGGAGTTCCATCTGGAGGCGATACAGGATCGATCTTAGCCAAAGCATCTCCATCTAATTACGATACCGAGTGGATTGATCTTGAATCCATTAAGATTACTCATCGTCGCCAAGTAGTTACGCTCTCAAATAGCGATATCACTCAAAAGAAATTCACACTACATCACGCTCCTATTTTTCCTGAGACGATCCAGTTCATTCCTGACGGTGGAATACATCAAAGATATGACGAGGACTTTACCGTGACAGGTTCTGACATATCGTGGAATGGCTTAGGCTTAGAAGGCTTCTTGGAAGCTGGCGATAAAATAAGGGTTATTTATACAAGCGAATAAAATAATTTTTTTTGCTAACGAAATTAAAATTATGTGCCGATAATATTTTTTAGAGGGGAAATAAAAAATGGCTAATCAAATTAAAACAAAATTTATTGGTAATGATCAGGTAACAAACGAAAAGATATTGTTAGAAAACAATGCAGCGTTAAGAGCAAAAGATGCTGCTGGTACTGGAGAAGTAGAACTAATCAAAGTAAATGCAACGGATGAGGTAGTGATTACTAACCTCGTTGCTCCTTCTTCAGATGAAGATGCTGCAACGAAAAAGTACGTTGACGATGCAGTAGCTGGCGGCGGGGCTGCTCTTGCTAACCACTTAAGCGATTCTGAAGATGCGCACGATGCTTCTGCTATTTCTTTTAGCAATACTGCTTCTGGAATGGCTGCTGATGATGTTCAGTCAGCTATCGATGAGTTAGATGCTGATAAGGTAGCTAAGTCTGGCGATAGCATGACTGGCGATCTTAACATGATCGTTGGCCCTTCTACTGCTGCAAAGATTGGCTTTGATCTTACAACGCTAATTGCAGAAGAAAATAACACTTTCGGACCAGGATCTTATACAGCTTTGGCAAGCAATTCACTTGAATTTATTAGAACTCCAGAAGATGATGGAGATTCTAATTTGTCCATGACACTTACTAGAAATGAAGGCTTAACAGGCATTGAAAGTGTGTCAGACTATCAGTTGAATGGAGAAACGATTTTTGGTTATCAAACCAATCTTTCTGCAAGAATCGGCGATGGCTTTAAGCATCAGTACCAAGATAATTCTACAGGCCAGAATAAAACAACCATACTCGATTATAATGGGTTAATTGTTAACGATTCTGGTAATCCATTAACAATTCAATCTGGCTCTATTAGCTCTTTAGGCGATTTAAGTATTACTTCTGATTCTGGTAATGGAACTATTAACATCGAGTCCAATGTTGACATGAATCAAAAGGCTATTACTAATGCCAATCAGTTCTTGGCTATTGATCCTGGAAGTAATAGCTTTGGAGATTTAAGCGCTGGCACTTTGTTACTAAGTGATGGAACTAAGCTCGTTACAGTTAATCCTGCTGGACTTCTTTCTAGTAATACCTTTGTACAAGTTGGTTCTAATGTTTTGGGTAGTACATTAGCGCTTTCTGCTGAAAATGTTGATTGCTATGGCGATCTTAATATCCAATCAGGCAAGAAAATCACTGGAGTTCCAGTACCTGCTCAAAACGGTCAGCCACTTGTCTACGATCAGCTAGGTGCGATTAACGGAGTTGCTCCATTAAACTCTTCTCAGAAGATCGAATCTCAGTATCTTCCTTCCTACGTTGATGATGTTCTTGAGTTTGCTGATGTTGCTGCATTTCCTGCTACAGGCGAATCTGGCAAGATTTATGTAGCTCTTGATACAAGCAAGGTTTATCGCTGGAGCGGTTCGACTTATATCGAAGTCTCTCCTAGTGAAGTAAACTCTGTTAACGGTCAAACTGGAATCGTTACACTAGACAGTGACGATATCACAGAAGGTGCGACTAATCTCTACTACACTTCAGTTAGACAGGCTGCGATCGAAGCTTATGCTGATCAGGCAGAAGCAGATGCTAAGTCTTATGCTGATGGCCTTAATACAGCAATGGACTCAAGAGTCGATGCTCTTGAAGCTAAAGCTTTCTACAAGCATAAGGTAGTATTCAGTGGTCAGTCTTTCGTTGATCTTCCGCATGAAGCAGCTTCTAACTCGATTAACGCTTTCGTTGATCGATTGGCTATTCATGAAGGAGCATCTGAAGACTTTACCGTTTCAGTAGTCGGTGGAGTTACTCGCATCACTTTCGTTAATCAATTGGTTAGCCCAGGCAACCAACAGCTTCAGAATGGTGATAACTTGTACTTCAACTACTACAAGTAACAATTAGTTAATGATGGGGAGGGAGCAATCTCTCCCCTGATTTAAGGGGATTAAATGGCAAAAAAGATAGATAGCACATGGATTGATGAGGAAATGACAACGGATGCAGAGTTAGCATCGGTTCAATCTAGCCTTGAATCTAGGATATCAATTTTAGAATCTAATGCGCCTAACCCTGAATTTAAGTTTGTTA